AGAGTACTGCGCCCATTTGCTACCTCGAGCAGAGGAGCTCAACATCAAGGTCAGCGAGGATGTTCGGCACTACGGGGGCGACGACTTCGGTACTCCCGACATGCTCAAGGTCGCCCACGACCTCCGGGCGAACAACCTCGAGGACCCCAAGCAGCTCGCCATTCTCGCTTCCCTGTTTGAGAAGGCGGCTGAGCTTGGTGCGGAGCTCTTCGTCGAAACGCTCTCCGAGTTCGACAAGCTGGCAGGTCTCGACTTCCTGTACGACCGGGATATTCCGGACCCGTACTATTCTGTCCTCTACAAGGCGGCCGAAGAGGAGTACTCCTTCATCGATGGGGCTGATGTGATCATGGAGAAGGACCTTCGGGCTCTTGCCCATGTCGGCTCCCGCGCCATCAAGACAACCTTTGGGGAAGAGTTCATGGTGGAGTTCCAGAAGGACCCGATCGGGATCTTCAAGTCTCTCCCCAAGGACCAGAAGCACATGATCATGAACATGGCGAATGACAACTCCGCCCCGGGCATCGCTCTCCGAGCGTAGCGGATAGTACATGCCGGGAACGGATCACGAGCGAGTGCTCTTCGATACGCTCCGTGGCATCGGGACGAACGGAGCTACGAAGGTTGCCGCCCCCGATGAAACGGCCGTCGTAGAGGACGTAGAGCATGACCAGGAGAAGACCCATGATGGAGGTCCTTCTCCTCTTGGTCTTGTGACGGCTGCGAATCTCTTCCGTCATCCCGAGGCGCACCCCATCGCCCTCGACATGGTGCTGATCCGGAAGTACGGGTCTGATTGGCTAGACTGGGAACCAGAGACACTAGAGGTCGCCATCCCACACGACTTTGGGACGGCCTCTATCTCTGATGTGAACCTCCAGAAGATCAACGCTTGTAAGGCACTCCATCTGGTGGACTCCTTCTGGGAGCGCTGGGAGGTCTTTGGTTGGTGCACGATGGGACTGAACGGGATCTTCCCAGACATCCAGATCATGCAGGTGCCAACCGTTGCCCAATGCGCTGTCTCCGTCGACATCGCGAACAGGATTCGGGAGGACGTGGCCTGGTCTGATGAGGTCCAGCAGTACCTTGTGGCTGTCTTCAAGCACGACAACATCCTTGTCCCAATGGCGCCGTTAGAGTTCGTTCCACTAGATGGGTTGCATGTAGCCATCGACAGGGAGTGGGACGCAGTTCGAGCAAGTGGGCGTGCACCAAAGGGGGACACGCTGGCTGATGAGCAGCTCCGGCGTATGCTCGAGGTGAACAGGTTCCTCGAGGAGAGTCGTACTCGCCTTCGGCAGCAGATGGAGCTCGTCCCTCATGTGTAGTATTCCCGAAGCTCAGGTCGCCGCGTTTCGAGACGAGCTCCAGAAGGAGGCCTCGAATTGGTATCAAGGTGCGGGGCAAGTCCTCTCCCGTTTCGGCAAGCGACAGGCGCACTCTCTCACTGGGTGGAAGCCAAAGGAGGGCCTCGAGGCCATCGGTCTTGGTGCTTCTCGTGGGGGGAATGCTGCCTCAATAGCAGCGAATAAGAGAGCCGCGGAACTTGGATTGACCTCCCTTCCTGGATTCGCCAAGGCACTCTTCAATCCCAAGACTCGGGGACAAGTCATCCCGGCGGCTATAGATCAGCAGCTAAAAGGAACCAAGACTTGGGAGAAGGCAGTGACTCTTGGCCTTCCAGCAGCCGATCTGGCACTCGAAGCTGCGACCCCTGAAGATCCGAACAACCTCACCAAGGGGCAGAACCTCGGTCGCTCCATTGCAGGAACGGCGGCAGGGATGGCAACAGGAAGTCTCCCCATGGCGGGGAGTCTCGTTGTGGGTCTAGGCGCGAGCGCTCTTGGAGGTGCCGTGGGTAAGGGGGTCGACAAGGTTAGGGCCCGCATGAAGCGCCCACACACGGAGGATCTCCACGTGCAGCCTCCTCCGAATCCTGAAGATTCTCGTGGGCAATCCGGCCCTCCCATTGAGCGAAACATGTCCCCGTCTGCTGCTGGGCAGGCGCCTGATTGGGGTGGCGCATGAGCTTCATCGGCAGCGGTGGTTTCGGGGCAGCAACAGGTCCCGCCGGCGGGATGCGGTTCGCCCAAACTCGTGGGCGTATCCAGGGGTCGAGTTCTGCGGGGGTCAACTATCCCTCTCCGTTCTTCGACATCGCCCACACGTACCTGCCGGTCACCATCAAGAACCTCTTGAAGTGGTGCCGCTACTACTTCCTCGTCAACCCCCTCATCAATGCGACCTGCTTTAAGCTCTCCGAGTACCCGGTGACGGACATCGTCATTGAGCACCCGAACGAGGGGACGAAGAGGCAGTGGGACGAGTATCTGCAGGACCACCTCCGTTATCGCCCGTTCCAGGTTGAGGTAGGCCTCGACTTCCATGCCTACGGCAACGCCTTCCTCTCAATTGGGTATCCGTTCAAGAAGTACATCTATTGCCGCACCTGTGGATTCCGGGACAAGGCGGAGAAGATTCGGGCGTACTGGGTGTTCACCAACTTCCAGTTCCGCCTCACATGCCCGAAGTGCCAGAACACTGGGGACGCCCTCGCGAAGGACTTCTACTTCAAGAACGCGAGTGGCATCAAACTCATTCGCTGGAACCCGGAGGACATCGAGATCACGTACAACGATGTGACCGGGGATTACACATACTTCTACACGATTCCCGCCACAGTTCGGAATGACATCGTCGTAGGAAGGAAGGACATCGTTGAGGGCATTCCTCAGGTGTTTATCCAGGCGTTGCGTGAACAGAAGGGTGTCATCTTCTCGAAGGACAACTTCTTTCACATGCGCCGGCCCACGCTGGCGAACCAGGATCGAGGGTGGGGTATCCCTCTTCTCCTACCTGTCCTCAAGGACACGTTCTATTTGCAGATCATGAAGAAGGCGCAGGAGGCCATCCTCCTCGAGCACATCGTGCCTCTGCGAATCCTCTTTCCTCAGGCTGGCTCCGGAGCCAGTGATCCGTACACCTCAATCAACCTCGTCGATTGGCGTGATCACGTCGCTGCCGAGATTGCGCGGTGGCGTTATGACAACAACTACATTCCAATCCTTCCTCTACCCATTGGCAATCAGACCATAGGTGGTGAGGGGAAGGCTTTGCTCATGACGGCGGAGATCCAGGAGTGGTCGAAGCAGATCATGACGGGGATGACGGTGCCTCAGGAGTTCCTCCTCGGAGGCATGTCTTACGCCGGCACGAATGTCTCGATGCGCATGCTCGAGAATCAGTTCATCGGCTACATCCTTCGACACAAGCAGCTCCTGCGTTGGGTCATCAAGAACGTCGCTGCGTTCATGGGTTGGCCGGAGGTGAAGAGCCGCTTCAAGCCCTTCAAGATGGCGGATGATCTTCAGCGGAAGGCGCTGCTGTTCCAGTACAATCAAGCGCAGAAGATCAGCGACACAACTCTTCTCTCCGACTCCGACCTTGATGCATCTGAGGAGAACAAGTTGATTCTCGGCGAGGTCGATGGGCGTATGGAGGCGTTGAAGAAGCAGCAGCTCGGTGTTGCTTCTATTCAAGGTGAAGCTCAGCTGGTGATGTCGAAGTTCCAGGTGAAGTCTCAGCAGGCCATGCAGCAAGCGATGGTTGCTCCGCCGGCGCCAGGAGAAGCTGGGGCGCAGGACTCTGCTGGGGGAGGAACTCCCGGTGGACAACCTGCGGAAGATGGCGCTGGAGCTATCCCCGGAGCTCCCTCGGTTCCTGGTGTTCAAGGGCAGCCCACCGTCCCTCCTCCACAGGGGTTCATGGACAGTGTCTCGAGCCAGCTCGGCCAAGGACAGAAGCTTCCTACCGATGAAAATGGTGCTCCCGCGGGGATGAACATCGACCTCCCCTCTCTTGCGATGGCGCAAGCTCAACAGATCTCGATGATGCCCCCCATGGCCCAGAAGGCTGCTGTGGACAACCTCAAGGCTCAGTCACCAGAGTTCGGAGATCTGGTCCTACAGATGCTCACCAGCTTGAAGGCGAACCCTGGAGGAATGATGGGCGGGCAAGATCCAACGAACAACGGTTCGGGTACTCCGGCTACAGGACAAGTGGACACCCGGCCGCAGCCCCAGCAGCGTTCTCCCCGTCGTGCGACGGCTGCTGTATGAATTTCTTCTTGACTCCTTGACTCGGTTCTCTTCGCGTCGTAGGGTCGACATGTCGATCATGAAGCTCTGGTCCGCCATACCCGTCGAAACAAGGTTGCATCAAGCGACCATGTCGGGGTGCGCCATTTCCAAGCAGAGCGATCGCCTTCTGACGCGTGGTTATCCCACTTTTGGAAGCGAGCGCAATCCGGAGGTGGGTACGTAAAGGGCGGACTGATTCAGCACACTGAGTGCATGAGAAGGCCGCCCGGGAAACCAGGTGGCCTTTCTTCGTTTCTGGGTTCGGGGATCGTCTCCGGGAAGCGACTGACGCTGTAAACGTCGGGCCTAGGCTAGGTGGTTCAACTCCACACGGACCCACGAGGGCAAGATGAAACAGGGACCAAAGCAGGAAAGTGAGGGACGTTAGCTCCAAGGTGGAGCGGGAGCCTTTTAAGCTTCAAGAGGTGGGTTCGATTCCCATGCGTCCCACGGGAGGTTGGCATCCAGGTGACGCAGCGCCCTCTTAAGGCGACAGAGGCGGGTTCGAGTCCCGTGCCTCCCACAAATCATTCCGGTCTCGCCTAGTGGTAAGGCAGCGGTCTCTGAAGCCGCCTAGCAGAGTTCGATTCTCTGGACCGGGACGAAGGAACTGCAGTTCTTGTGTTCATTGAAAACCTGACGAGACCTTGGAGGCATGTGGCTCCTCTCTCGAGATCCATTCTGGGGGCCTTCGTATGGAGGAGGTCCCCAGGTTTCATTCCTGGGTAGCCAAGTGGCAAGGCAGCGAGCTGTTAACTCGCCTACCGGGGGTTCGACTCCCTCTCCAGGAGCAGTGCCGGATAGTGTCTGGGACCAGCAGGCCCTCGTAGCGCTTGCAGGCGAGTTCGATTCTCGCATCCGGCTCCGGGTTGCCCCCCTTTCAAACCTCAGGTGGACTCTGACTTCATCGGTTTGCTTGTGAGCTCGGGCTTCCCCCCAGCCAATGTTTGATGTCCCCTTCTTCTAGTGGCCCAGGAACGCCGACTCTCCATCGGTGAACGAGGGTTCGATTCCCTCAGGGGACGCCATGGCCCGTACTCCTCTGGTGAGGTAGCCCGGCTTTCAATCGGGCCTGGAAGGGTTCAAATCCCTCACGGGTCACTGTTTCATGCACAGAGAGCAAGTCTGGTGATTGCGCCGAGCTGAAGCCTCGGACAACTCGGTTCGATTCCGGGTCTGTGCACCAGGGTGAAGTGTCATAGGCTGCACACGACTTTCGGGTAGTCGTAGAGCGCGTTCGAGTCGCGCCACCCTGACCAGGCCATAGCGTAGTGGTTGCGCACTCCCTTGGGGTGGGAGTAGGGGCAGTTCGATTCTGCCTGGCCTGACCGGGGTGAAGCATAACTGGTGATGCGCGTGCTTTGGGTGCACGTCCTGGCGAGTTCGATTCTCGCCACCCCGACTGTGGCCGTAGTGTATTGGTTTGCACGGCTGGTTGTGGCCCAGCAAGTATGAGTTCAATTCTCATCGGTCACCCCATCTCCCGGTCTGAGCGGACCTCAGCTCACGTTTCCTAAACGTGGTGTGCGGGTTCGACTCCCGCCTGGGAGACTGTTGCCTCGTGAAGCTGCTGGTGTGGCTAGCCCGCTGTCGACGGGTCGAGATCGGTTCAATTCCGTTACGAGGCGCTGGGACGAACGCTTGTGGGAGTACATCTCGAAAATGTGTCCCTCTCACGAAAACTTGTCGTCCCTATTCATAGGTCCGAGCGAAGGTCGCAACGCGGATTCCAACACCGCGGATGAGGGTTCAATTCCTTCCGGGCCTGCGGGGTCATCGTCCAACGGGAAGATGCTACATTCGCACTGTAGAGATTCGGGTTCGATTCCCGGTGACTCCACCCGGCCATCTAGGAGGTCGTAGGTCTACCACGCAAGTGGTCGTTCGCCGTAGGGCGACTTGGTAAGGGACTCCTAGGCATGGGGATGTCGTTCAACGGGAGGACACTCGGTTTGCACCCGAGCAATGAGAGTTCGATTCTCTTCATCTCCACCATGCTGGTTTCTTCCGGGAAGCACCGCCGTTGGTATCGGCGTTGAGACGGGTTCAACTCCCGTAGCCAGCTCCGCGCCACTGACCCTCGGAGGGAGCGGGGTTTTGTAAACCTCTCGTGCGAGTTCGATTCTCGACAGTGGCTCTATGCGGGTGCCGTCTGATGGTCAGACCTTGGGCTTCCAACCCAATGATGGGTGTTCGATTCACCTCGCCCGCTCCATGCAGAAGAGGCCGACTGGTAAGGCATCACGTTGCCAACGTGAATCATGCGAGTTCGATTCTCGTCTTCTGCTCTATGTCGTGGACTGAGAGCTCAGGACATCGGCTGCAACCCGATGGAAGAGGGCGCGACTCCCTCCCACGACTCCATGCGCTCGTCCGAGCGGACCTCGGCAGCCGCCTTCTAAGCGGCCTCGTCTCGGTTCGACTCCGAGCGGGCGCACCATCTCCTCGCAAGCGGACCTTGCGCTGACCCTCCGAAGGTTGGTTGCGGCGGTTCAACTCCGCCCGAGGAGACTGTTACTTCTCCCGGCTGGTGGACCCAGCGCCGAGGCTACGAACCTTGGTTGCGGCAGTTCGATTCTGTCTCGGGAGACCGCGGGGATGGAGCAACGGCGGCTCACGAGCCTCATAAGCTCGGAATCGGTGGGTTCAATTCCCTCCCCCGCATCCAACCGCAGCGCTCTCGGAGAGATCTGGCTTTCATAAGGCCGGTGAACGAGTTCAACTCTCGTAGCTGCGACTGCGCCTCTGTACGCTGGGCGTGGGTGAGCCCTACAAGCTTGTCTGGTCGGTTCGATCCCGAACAGAGGTACCGGACGACGCCGATCGGGCGGTCCCCGAAGGGAAACTTATAGGTCCTGGGCTAGGTGGTTCAACTCCACGTCGTCCGACAACGCGGGGCTCGTTCTCTGGGAGAGCACTGGCTCGACAAGCCAGATCAGGTGAGTTCGATCCTCACGCCCCGCACCGAGGTGGACGGGCTGGTCGCCCTAGAACGTCTGATACACGATCTGCGAAGAGTTCGATTCTCTTCACCTCGACCCAGGTTCTGCTACAAGGAGAAGAACAATGTTGAGGCAAAGGTATAGGTGAACGTCATGACCACGGACTGTTTGGTGCTCACACCCTGGATGCAACCCCACCAGATTGTTTCGTGGGAAGAGTCGGTCACTCTCGTGTACCTGAAGAAGGGTGAGGCGATCGAGAAGTACGACGCCGTCGTATCCTCGCCTTCCATCAGCTTCCACATCCCTGCCGTTCTCCGTCTCAAGAAGATGCTGGCCCGCATCAAGTCCGACGTGAAGTTCTCCCGCATCAACGTCTACACGCGGGATGGTTTCCGGTGCCAGTACTGCGGCAAGAAGAGGGTCATGAAGAGCCTCAACTACGATCACGTGGTCCCACGGTCTCGTGGTGGCCTCACGATCTGGGAGAACATCGTGACCTGCTGCATTCCCTGCAACCTCGGGAAGGACAACAAGACTCCGGAGGAGGCAGGAATGAAGCTCATTAAGAGGCCGGTGAAGCCGAAGTCCCTCCCTTTATCGGGAACCTTCCTCTTGCCGGTAAAAGTCCCAGAGCTCTGGAAGCCGTACGTTCAGCAGGAATCTCTGGATGATGTTGGGTGAATCGATGGAGAGTGATCTGGTCCGGTTGACCAGGGCTGCTTGGAAAGCAGATCGGGCGGCGAAAGCTGCCAGGTGTTCGACTCATCCTCTCTCCGCGGAGTGTAGCGACATGGCGTCGAACGGGCCTTGAAAGCCCGGCCTGGGGCAACCCAGATCGTTCGATTCGATTACGCTCCGCCATGGAAGACGAACCGAGCAGGGCTCGGCGCTGTTTCGAAAACAGATGGGATCGAAAGGTCTGAGGTTCGAGTCCTCCGTTTTCCTCTGATGGAAGTTGAATCGACCAGGGCGTCGAGCCTCCCTGCTAAGGAGTGCGGGTCCGTAAGGGCTTGAGTTTCGAGTACTCCAACTTCCGCTATTTGCTCGGGTGGTGGAATGGTAGACGCGGCAAGCTCAAACCTTGTTGGCCCTTGTGGTCGTGCGGGTTCGATTCCCGCCCCGAGCACGAAGATATTCCGGGATCGTCCAGTGGCAGGACGTTGGACTTTGAATCCAACTGCGAGAGTTCGATTCTCTCTCCCGGGACTGTGGGGACGTGGTGGAATAGTAGACACGACAGGCTGAGGACCTGTTCAACGTAAGTTGAGTGAGGGTGCGATTCCCTCCGTCCCTACCATCGGTGCGTAGCTAATTGGCAAAGCGGCCGGTTTAAGCCCGGCGTCGATGGGAGTTCGAATCTCCTCGCACCGACTCATGCCAACGTAGACCAATTAGGAAGGAGTCGCCTCGTTCAGACCGAGGACAGTGTGGGTTCGAATCCCTCCGTTGGCACTGAAGAGGATCTCGAGATGTTCCACGTGGAACATGGGGGTAAAAGAAAGGGGCCTTGTCAGCCTGACCCCTTTCTACTGTCAACACGCGCACGCTCCAGAGGAGCTTACATAGTTTTTATCCCTGTAATTTCCAGGCTTTTGCTAGAAGTCGTACTCGTCAGGTGGTGGACTGTTCGGGCCGTCGTCGACGAAGATGGTGTGCCCCCAGGTGGCGGGCGCCTTGTTGTAGTAGCTGCGGACGACCACCCAAATGACGTCCACTCCTTTGGGCGCAGTGGTTGGAGCATTCCCGTCGCCATCTGTGAAGTACATGATGAGCTTCGGCCTTGGGCGGAGCTTTAGCACAGCCGAGAGAGCTGGTCCGAAGTCCGTTCCTCCACGTCCTGTGATGGGGAGTCTCGGGATGTCCCGTACGCGGACTTTCTTCACTGCCCCTACAGCAGCATCTGCGTCGAGGAACCACACGGAATCTAGGCCGAGAGCTTTCATTACACCCACGGATTCATTCTGTGCGTCTTGAAGTTGCTTCGCTCCCATAGAGCCGGAGGTATCCCGGATGAACGCTACCTCTGGGTGTCTCTTGATGAGCCCAGGGACGATGACTCCTCGGCAGTAGCTCCTCTTTGAGGGGCGAGCCATCGAGTAGTCAGAGCCGCCGGAAACGAGTCGTCCCGTGCACCGGCGGATGACACGTCGAAGACTTGATCGCCATTTTATCTTGGGTGGCTTCAAGGCGAACTTCGCATGTTCGATCATGTGAGCGGGGATGTGCCCACGACCATGTTGAGCGACATGCTCGAGGAGGTCTCGTGCCGCTCGTTTCACCACGGCCTGCACTTCCGCAGGACTCTTGGTGCAGCCTGGCGATGCCTGTTCGGCCGCGGCGTTGATCTTGTCCTCCGTACTTGGATCGCCGTGTCCAGCTACGCCTCCGCACTTGCCTGTACACACCCCTGTTCCTTGGAGTTGGCTAGTTCCTCCTTGGCTTGGTGTGCCTCCGTCGGCTGGGGCTCCGCTCCCACCTTTGCGACCGCCTTTAGCCTTCTGCTTCTTCGGTTGTGGGTCTCCTTGCAGGAGATCGTGGTACTCCTCGAAGGAGAGGTCTTCGGGCAGTCCAAAGTCCGTGGGGTAGAGAGATCCCTTAGGGAGTGTGTATCCCACGTGCTTCGCCCCGCAGTTGATGGCGAGGTCCATGCAGATGTTTGCCTTCTCCTTGTCTGGGTATTCCGCTCCGCGCTCGAAGTGTTCCCCCAGTATGTGTTGAGTTTCATGCCATAGGCAGGCGGCTGCCTCTTCGTCTGTGAGAGAAACGAGCCACGCGGGGTCGAACCCCATGGCGAGGCGTTCCGTGGTCATGATGGTCTGAAGCCCAGGAATCGCGATCGGCACGAGGTTGTACGCCGTGCTTGAGTAGTAGGGTGTCTTGAGCTTCAGGAGATGGCGCGCGATGCCGACCTTCTCGTAGCCGGCATTATCGATGGCTCTTTGGGCTTTCTCTTCGTCGGTCATGGGCTCTTCGTCATTCGCCCGATGGGGCTGCGGGTTAGGTGCCGGATGACGGGCTTGGCTGCATCCAGGATCTTGTCATCGGCCTGCTCGTCGGCGAGTCCTTCCTCGACGAGCTTTTGAGTAGATGCCATGGCGATGTCGGTGAGACCCATCTTGCAGGCTGTATCGAGGATGTTCCACGCTGCTACAGCGACGGACTTCTTCTCTTGGGTTGTTTGCATCTCGACGATGTAGGACGTCATCGAGGTGTAGGCGGCGACAGCGATGTCCGGACGCTGACGGCTCGGCGCCCACCCATTAGCGAGCATATCCTTTGGGTCGGGAAGGTCGGCCTTCTCGACCCACTCGAGGAACTCTACCGTGGCTCCTTGCCCTACGGCTCCCTCCACGAAGTCCGGGATGTGCCTCGGCTTGTCGAGGCAGAGGCATGTCGCTGCGGCTCGGCCTGCCATCCACCAGGTGCGGGGCGAGGGCCATGCGCGGTTTCGTGCGGGGTCCCCCTCACTAGGGAGATTGTGGAGGAAGTCTTTCCCTCGGGCCTGCATGAACCCAGCAACTTGCCCCTTGATCTTCGGGTACTTGGTGCCCCAGTTCTTTACGACCTTGCTCCAGAGAGACTCGATGTCGTTGACGTTGCTGTCCCCCTCCTGGGTGTACCAGTTGATCCAATCGCTTACTCGTGGGCACTTCACGTCGAAGTGGAAGAAGCGGTTGGCTTGCGGGGGCTCGAGGTCCCAGCCACCTGCAGCTTCATCGGGAGGGTTTGCAGCGGCCAGGATCCGAATCCCAGGGGGAAGTTGGTTGTCGGCCACGTAGCGCTCGAGAACCAGGGAGAGGCAAGCACCTTGGACCGCCGGCGGGGCGCAGGAGACCTCGTCGAGGAAGAGGACCCCCTCCGTCATCTGCATGAGGCGCCGGATAGGGGCTAGGGAGCAGACGGCGTTGGCCCCGCCCTTCATGTCGGAGACCAGCACGCTCGAGAAGTCCTCGGGCTGCTTCGTTCCTGCGTAGAGGACCTCGAGGGGGAGGAGGCACCTTCTTGCCGCCGCTCGCAGGATGCCGGACTTCCCGATGCCGGGGGAGCCCCAGTACAGGGCGTTCGCCCCTTTCTGGCACAACGAATCGTTCGGGTCCCCGAGGGGCATCAGCAGGGAGATGATGATGTTCTCTTCGAGGTTCTTGATGACGGCCATGAGTTTGCTTTCTTGGAGATAGAACAAGACGTGCGTGAGGCACGTGATGTTCTGGTTAGTGAACCACCGGTTCGCTTATCCCGCTACGTCGTCGTTTCTTGATGGCACAGGCATCTGCACTGACCCCATCGCCAGCAACGGGCGTGGGTGCACTCCTGGCACTCTCCGACTTGATTCAGATCCTCCGGTTCCCAGAGTTCAATCACGTGGTCGTTGATCAGTAGCAGGCAGCCGAGGCAAACGGCGAATGGATCTTTGGAGCTGGTGACGAACTCCTCGGTTGGTACCCCGTTCGGCATGCGAGGTGAGACGTGGAGCTCGCCCAGGTATCCGGTTCCGAAGATCTCCCATTCGCAGATACCGCTTCCGCAGTAGTCGCAGTTGAGGAGGCTGTCCTGATGTCGCATCGGCGGTGAGTCCACCACCATCTCGTTCAGCTCTTTTACCATTCCTTCCCAGCAGGAGAACTCGAAGAAGTGTGGTGGGTAGACGTAGTCCCCTTCCTCGTCCGGAAGGAAGTTGATGATCACCTCCGAGCCATTGTGGTAGGCGTGGGAGACGGAGAAGTGCACAACTTCCTCGGTGTAATGGATGGGCTCGTCATCGTAGCTGCACTTCTTGCTACTTCTTGTAATCTCCTGAGCAAGTCGTTGCTCCTCGTACTCTCTCTCCTCTTGCTCATAGTCGCGCCTGGAAGTCTCGTCCATCTTTCGGAGGCGCAGACTCAACGAAGGTAGTTCCATTGGTGCCGCGTCCTCTCCACGCGCTTCCATCGGCGATCGACTGTTTCAAGCCGTAGGTCAGGTGATATCCCGGTCTCTGGGTCTGCATCCCAGAGCAGGATGAAGTATTCTTCGGCGTCGAAGCTCTCGTCTAGATGCACCCGTCTGTTGATTTCTCCTTCCATGAGGAACTCCGTGGGTGAGTTCAACCGGAGTAGCATCTCTCGGTCGTGCAGATCGTCCTCGAGGTCATCCTCATCCATCGCAAAGCCGTACCAGTCACGTGAGTCGGGCGGCACATAGTCCTGCCTTGCCCACTGGCACCATGTTCCTGGCTCTACCATTCCTAGGAGGACCTCGAGGTCTCTCTGGTTTATGAAGGTGACGAATCCTTTCTGGTCCGTGAGTCGGGCGCGGATACCCCCAAGCATTCTTCCGCGGATGGGTGAGTAGAATGCCTGGAGTGTCCACATTCTGTTCGGAGTGGAGGTGTCGAGGATCCGAGCCCCGACAAGGCCGAACCTTTCCTGGATGAGGCGGGTTCCCAGGTAGGTCGCCATCCGCTCCTTGTCGAGAAAAGGATCAACGATCATGCTGGTCTTCTCCTAGCGTGCCCGGGCTTCTTGCAGCCTCTCCATTCTCTGGAGGCGGTTCTTGATCCAGATCAACAGCCCGTTGAACAGACCGGCGACAAATGCCCAGAAGAACATTCAGTCCTCCTCGTCGGCTTCTGCGACGTCCATCTCGCTCAAGCTGTCGTCCTCATCGACATCGAACAACCGCTCGATGTCTTTCTCGAAGTCACCACCATCGTTACGATTCTTTGGATCGCTCATGTTCTTCCCATCTGGGGTGAGTACTGCGCCACTCCTGTTATTCCCTGAGGATCACTTTATTTTCGTGGTACCGCGCTAGGTTGCTGGTGTTCGCAGCACGGGCCGAGATCTGGTCGTGCCTCAGGAACAGGGCCCTTCTTGTTGACCTTCCTCCAAAAACGATCGGGTAGCTGCAGTAGTAGAAGTTTCACACTGCTTTTATGCCCGGAACTGCCGTAGTATCGTCAGCAACTACATGCCGCATCTCGATCCCCAAGATGCCTTCGAGCACTTCCAAGGTCGTGTGATTGAAGGTATCCGTCAGCACTTCCCCCTTACTGGGAAATTGCAGACACTCAGCCTCGAGCACATTGAGGCGAAGGACGAGCTGGACCCGGATGACATTCGTTCGCAGCACCATGCGAAGATGACGGGGGAGTCCTGGACGGTTCCCGTCTATGCGACCTTGAAGCTCACTGACAATGCGACAGGCAAGACTGTCGACATGAAGAAGATTCGGGTCGCCGAGATCCCGAAGATGACGAAGAGGTACTCGTACATCGTCGACGGGCAGGAGTACCAGGTCGACAACCAGTGGCAGCTCAAGCCCGGTGTGTACGTACGCCGGCGCCAGAACGGTGAGCTCGAGAGCCGCTTCAACGTCTCCGGTCGTCAGGCGTTCGACATTGTTTTCGAGCCCAAGACGAACCGCTTTTTGATGGACTACGGCAAGAGCAAGCTCCCGCTCTACCCCATCCTCAAGACGATGGGTGTAGACGACGACACACTGGAGAAGGCCTGGGGAAAGAAGATCCTCGAGGACAATAAGACGGCTCGTGGTGTAGCAGGCACCGTCGAGCGGTTCTACAAGGCGGATAAGAAGGTGGCCGCTCCCTCCGCCGAGGAAGCGAAGCAACACCTCTACGATGCTCTCACCAACTCCAAGATGCGGCCGGAGGCTGTGGCCCTAACGCTTGGAAAGCCCGTCGATCATGTCACCGGGGAGGTCATGCGCCTGGCCACGGAGAAGATGCTTCATGTCCAAGGTGGAGCAAAAGAGGACGATCGTGACAGCTTGGTGTTCAAGGACCTGCGTACGATCGGCGATTTCGCCTACGACAAGTTGAAGCAGTCAGGCTCGAACATCCGGCAGAAGGTCTCGAGGAAGATGAACAGCGCGAAGTCTGTTCGAGACATCGTGAAGTTCGGGCTATTCAATGAGCCGGTGAAGCAGATCTTCCACAAGAACCCTGCCTCTCGTGTAGCCTCCCAGGTGAACCCAGTGGAAATGGTGAGCTCGTCTCAGCAGACGACCATCATGGGCCCTGGTGGTATCCAGAGTGAGCAGTCAGTCACGGATGAAGCTAAGTTCGTAAACCCCTCTCACCTGGGATTCCTCGATCCCATCCACACACCGGAAGGAGAGAAGACGGGCATTACATTGCGCCTGCCCCTAGGTGTGTCGAAGGTGGGTAATGAGCCGAAGATCCATCTCTACAATCTGAAGACTAGTAGAATGGAAATGCTCTCCCCTGGTGACATCCAGAACACACGGGTAGTTCTTCCTGACCAGGTGAAGTGGGAGAACGGTAAGCCTACGCCCCTTTCGGCGAAGGTGAAGATGAACATGCACGGGATGGAGATTCGGGAGGAGAAGTTTTCTGAGGCAACCCATGCCCTTCGCCACCCATCCCAGCTTTTCAACATCACCTCGAACCTAATCCCCTTCCTGGGGAATACAAACGGCAACCGTGCCTCGATGGCTACTCGCCACATCGAGCAAGCCATTTCGCTTGCGGATCGAGAGAAGCCTCTCGTGCAGGTCGCCACAGGTGTGAGTGTTCAGGGAATCGATACGTTCGAGAACCTCATCGGCAAGCAGGCCTCCCATCACTCTCCTGTCGAGGGCACTGTTACTGAGGTGAAGAAGGATGGCATTGTCATCAAGTCGAGGGACGGTAAGAAGCATGAGGTGCAGCTCTATCACTACTACCCGTTGAATGACGCGAAGAGCGTGATGCACTCGACTCCTCTTGTGCAGGTTGGGGCTCATGTTCGTGCAGGGCAGACAGTGGCTGATACCAACTTCTCCAAGGGCGGAACTCTTGCACTCGGTACGAACCTCCGCGTCGGCTATCTTCCATACAAGGGGTACAACTTCGAGGACGGTATCGTCATCTCACAGAGCGCGGCGGAGAAGCTGTCCAGCGAGCATCTCCAGAAGCACTCCCTAGCCATTGATGCGGAGACTGTGTTCGACACGAAGAAGTTCCGCGTCGAGCACGCTGGAACCTTCCGGGATGAGCAGCTCAAGAAGATTGGCGATGATGGGGTGGTCAAGATTGGTACGAAGGTGATGCCCGGAGATCCCCTTGTCATTGCGATGAAGCCCTTCAAGCTGAAGGACCGTACGGGTGTGGCTGCGATCCGCCGCTCACTTGCGGGAGCTCATACTGATAAGAGCTTGCGGTGGGATTCGGACTTCGAGGGCACTGTCGTCGACACCCACAAGAGTGGGAAGGAGATCGTTGTCCATGTGAAGACAACGGAGCCGATGCAGATCGGTGACAAGATGGCGGGTCGCTATGGCAACAAGGGCATCGTCACAATGATCCTGCCGAACAACCAGATGCCTCACACCAAGGACGGTAAACACATAGAGGTGGCCCTCAATCCGAGCGGTGTCCCAGGTCGAATGAATATCGGACAGGTGCTCGAGACGGCAGCGGGGAAGATCGCGCAGAAGACGGGGAAGACCTACATCGTCAAGAACTTCGAGCCCCACACCGATCAACTAGAGAAGGTGAAGCGTGAGCTTGTAGAGCACGGGTTGCACGACACTGAGGAAGTCTTCGATCCCGAGACGGGTCACACCATAGGTCAGGTCCTCGTGGGCCCACAGCACATGCTGAAGCTCGTGCACCAGGTCGACAAGAAGCTCTCGGTGCGTAGTGGCATGGCCTCTCCTGGAACTGGGGAGCACTACGACTTCAACCTGCAACCCACCTCCGGTTCTGGTACGGGCGGACAATCTATGGGTGTCCTCGGTATGTACGCCATGCTCGCGCATGGAGCGAAGGCGAACATCCGGGAGATGCAGACCTGGAAGAGTGAGGGGCAGGATCCGCAGACTCACCCTGCGAAGCAGTGGCAGAGCCAGCACAATCAGGTGTGGACGGCCATTCAAACGGGTCTCCCACTCCCAGTGCCCACATCTACGTTCGCCTTCCAGAAGTTCACTGACATGCTGCGCGCCGCCGGCGTGAATGTGGAGAAGAAGGGGCACGCCTTTGTCCTCACTCCTCTTACGGACAAGCAAGTCCTGAAGATGAGCGCCGGTGCCTTGTCGAAGGCTACCGATACCATCGACGCAAAGTTCAAGGACGGTGAGCCCAAGCCCAAGGTAGGTGGCATCTTCGATGAAAAGATCACGGGTGGGTTGGGCGGTAGGAAGTGGTCACACATCAACCTGGCGGAGCCCATTCCCAACCCCGTCTTCGAGAAGCCTATTCAGCGACTCGTGGGTCTCTCGAAGAAGGAGTATTACGATGTCGTTACAGGTTCTCGTGGAGTTACTCCTACGGGGAATCTTACGGATGTCGACGCCGGCATTACGGGCGGTGCAGCCATCAAAATGCTGCTTGATCGCATCGATGTGAAGAAGGAGCTCGCCTCCTCGAAGCGGGCTCTCACCCTCGCGAAGGGGGCGAAGATCGATCCTGCCCTAAAGAAGGTGAAGTACCTGAAGGCGCTCGACGAGCTAGGGCTCAAGCCTAGTGAGGCTTACATCCTTCATCACCTGCCTGTTATTCCCCCAGTGATGCGGCCAGTGTCTGTTCTGCCGAGTGGTGATCTGAAGCTGGCTGATTTGAACGGCCTCTACTCTGAGTTTGCTCAGGTCAACGACAGTTTGAAGGATCCGTTCCTCAACAAGAACTACACGGATGCCTCGAAGAAGAGTTTGCGCGCCGACTTTTACGATGGGGTGAAGACCATTGCCGGTCTCGGGATTCCTTACGAAGATCAGAAGGCCAAGCAGAAGGGTGTCATCCAACAGATCTCCGGTGTTTCCCCTAAGGAGGGGTACTTCCAGAAGACGCTGATGAATCGTCGGCAGGACTTGACGATGCGCTCAACGATTGTTCCAGAGCCCGCTCTTGGCCTCGATGAGATTGGGCTGCCTAAGGATGCGGCCCTGACTCTCTTCAAGCCCTTCGTGGTGAAGAAGCTCAAGGATATGGGGCACGCTCCCACAGCGATCGAGGCGCAGAAGATCATTGGTGAGAAGACCCCTGCTGTATGGAAAGCACTCGAGAGCGTGGTGCAGGAGAGGCCCGTGCTCCTCAAACGAGATCCGGCGCTGCACAAGTACAGCGTTCAAGCGTTCAAACCCAAGCTCGTCAATGGGTCGGCTATTCAGATCCATCCGCTTGTGACGGGTGGGTACAACGCCGACTTCGACGGGGACACCATGAGTGTGTTCGTGCCCATCTCCCCGGAGGCGGTGGCTGAGGCACACAAGATGATGCCTTCGAATAACTTGTTCAGCGAGGCAACCGGCCACGTGATGTATCAGCCGACGCTCGAGGCAGCGCTCGGCCTCTACAAGTTGTCCCTCACCGGGAAGGACACCGGAAAGAAGTTCGAACATGAGGGGGCGGTACTCGATTCGATTCGGAAGGGCGATATCTCAGTACACGACATCGTCGAAGTTGGGTCGCACCGTACGACGGGTGGGCGAATTCTTCTCGCTTCTGCGCTTCCTGAACCGATGCAGAAAGGAGTCCTTCACGATCTGGAGATGAGGATCGACAGGCATGGCCTGAAGCACCTGTTCACAGAGGTGGCTCAGAAGCACGAGAAGGACTTCGGGGATGTAGCGAATCGACTCAAGGATCTTGGTAACGGGGCAGCCTTCGGTATGGTCGCCATACCGGCGCCTTCAGACTCTGGCCACCACTTCCAGTTCCACGACAAGATGAACATCGCGGACAAGAAGAAGCCCATCTACATCCCGATGGGGACACACACCCTCAGCCTCAAGGACTTCACACCGGATAAGAAGGTGCGCGAGGCAGTCCTTGGTGAGACTCGGAAGAAGGTCCAGGAGATCTATGACAGCACGACCATCCCTCACGCGGATAAAGACCGGCGTGCCATCATCCTTTGGGATGAGGCGGGTAAGGAGATGCAGAAGCAGCACGAGGCCAACGAGAAGAAGGCCCCCTCGAACCTCTTTATGATGTATCAGGCAGGCGTGAAGCCTGGGTGGGATCAGTACAAGCAGATGGTCCTGGCGCCTATGCTCTTTAGCGACAGTGCCAACAAGACTCTCCCTACTCCCGTTACCAGGTCCTACGCCGAGGGCCTAGACGTAGGTGGGTACTGGAACCAGATGCCTGGAGCTCGCCGTGGCTCTGTCATGAAGGTGCAGGAGGTTCAGCAGCCTGGCTACATGTCCAAGCTCCTCATGAACAATACGATGCATGTCATCGTCGACAGTCATGACTGTGGGACGAAGAGGGGGATTGCGCTCGACATTCATGAGCCGGACGTCCACGATCGCTACCTCGCCGAAGACTTCAACGTCGGTCACATGAAGATCCCCGCGGGCACACTCTTGAGTCCTGATATCGTGGGGCAGATCAAGGCTGCCAAGAAGGATGCTCGAGTCGTCGTCCGCTCCCCGCTCAAGTGCGAGAGCGAGAAGGGGCTCTGCCAGAAGTGTGTTGGGCTCGATGCAGATGGGCATGTCCACGACAAGGGCACCGCCATTGGGGTGCTGGCTTCTCACACGCTCGGTGAGCGTGCGGTCCAGCTCACCCTGAAGGAGTTCCACACGGGTGGTGTGAAGGGCTCCGGAGGTGGTAAGTTGCTGAACAACTTCGCCAGATTCCAGCAGCTCACAATGCTGCCCCAGAAGATCCCCAACGCTGCCAGTCTTGCAATGACGAGCGGAAAGATCGAGAAGATCGAGCACCACCGTGGTGGGGCCGACGTCTACATCAATGGGGTGAAGCACTTTGTCGGTCTCGATGTCACGGGCATGCCTCTGCACGAGAACCTCCCGCATGAGTCGAAGAGGGAGGGCTTCATGGCCTGGGATCCTCCCAAGGTGGGAGAGCATGTCGAGGCTGGGGATTACCTCTCTGACCCGAACCGAACCTTCGTAAACCCCCACGACCTGTACAAGGCCACGGGGAACATTGAGAAGGTCCAGAACCACATGGCCTCGGAGATCTATGAGCTCTATAAGAAGGAGGGTATCCGTCGGCGTGCCGTAGAGACCGTGGTGAAGGCGATGAGCAACCTCACAAAGGTCACTGATCCTGGGGATGACCCCGACACTCTACGTGGAGAGTTCCGCCCGCTGTCGGTCATCCGCAAGATGAACGCCGACCTCGTGAAGGCAGGGAAGAATCCTATTGAACACAAGCCTGTCCTCAAGGGCGTCGACATGATGCCTCTCTCGCTGCAAGAGGATTGGATGGCGAAGCTCCAGCATCAGCGCCTGAAGGAGAGCATCGTAGATGCGGCCGCAAACAATGGAGTCTCCCTCATCCACGGGGAACACCCTGTCCCTGGTATGGCTTTCGGAGCGGAGTTTGGGTTGACCAAGGCTGACTCCAAGAAGCCAGGTCTCAAGCACCTCGAGACAGTCCAAGAGTTCCATTACTGATGCCTGCTCCCGACTCAATCAACAGGACGGGTCAACGAGAGCCCCGAGAGTCCACTTTCCGGAACTCTGCGACCTCGAGGGAAGGCCATGTCCCAGGACGGATTGTTCAGGGGAAGATCGTCAACGTCAACATGAAGAACTGGACGGTCGATGTGCTGGGTGCACACGATCGTAAGCGCTGGTTCAACATTCAGATTGGTTCTCCTTACCAGAACACCTTTGCCGGCGAGGGGTTCTTCGTTGTTCCAGAGGTGGGCTCGGTGTGCATGGTCGCCCTGACCTCTGATAGCTCGGCGCCGTTCCTGCTGACGTTCATCATGCCGCCGGAGAAGATTACGGACACCTCGGCGTCGGACGCTCCAACAGGTACCCGCTCGCATGGTAACAACCCCCAGTACCCCACGGATGTGACCTATGCCGGCGGGCGCCCAAACTACACCCCTGGTACTCTTGGGATGACGGGGAGAGACGGGCAGTTCGTTCTCCTTCATCGTGGTGGTGTACTTCAGCTGGGCGCAAGTCCTCTCGCTCAGCGCATCTACATTCCTCTCACCAACTTGGTGATGGATGTCAGTCAGCGTTACGCTCATCACAACATTGGTGGGGCTATCCTGTGGGGGATGCAGGAGGGTCAGGGGCAGACGAACTTCCCCACGACTCAGGTACAGACCTTCCGTGTGATGGCGAACGATCAGTACGCCACCGTTCGAATTCAGCGCGGCAATGTCACGAGTCCACTATCCGATAGCTCAGGTGTGATCAAAGACACGGTGGTGTACGAAGTGTCCGTCATTCCCCTTGGCTTCAACGCCGATGCCGGAGATGTGGCCAGTGCATCAGCAGCAGGTGCGGTTAACTACAGGTACACGATCGATAAGAGCGGAAACGTTTCGGTCGTTGTAGCTGGTGACGTTTTTCAGACCTACGCGAAGACTCTCACTATGAACGTGACTGGGACATTCTCGGTCAACGGGCAGGCAGATGGCGCGATGACTTTTCAGAAGGGGTTCACTCTTCAGGGAGGAGACTTCGCCAATATCCAGGGGAAGATTGTGAGGCTGGGCGCTGGAACTACAGGTGTTGCTAGAAAGGGAGATCTGATCACTATCCCAGCGAATTTTCCGAAAGGCGTCCCGCTGCAGTGCATGATTACGTTTCCTTCTACGCCAGCTACCTCTGGTCCATGCACTATTCAGTGGCTCACAGCGATAGGCGGGGCAATTAGCACTGCGAACGATGCGGTGAAGGCATGACAATATCCATCCTCGGGGCTCTCCCCGTTGGGGGGATCAACATTGCAGCCGCTGGTTCCGTTGGGCTTGCGACGGGGTTGATCTCCCAGCTCGACCTCGCCCTGTTCGGTTCCTTTGGCCTAGGAGGTGCAAGTGCAGACCTCTCCCTCCAGTTCTCTGCCGCCCTCGACGCTGAGGTTCAGATTGGTGTTCAGATCTCCGATCCAACGCAGACTCTTCTTGCCCTGGCTAATCTTCTTGCTGGCCTCAGCATTGGTCTGCCTACCGTCAACCTTCAAGCAAATGCCGCGCTTTCTGCGAACATTGCCTCAGCAGCAGCTATCAGTGCGCAGCTTGGGGGAATTAGTGCTCTCATTGAAGCGGCGCTTGCGGTAAAGGTTCCTGCGGTGAACTTCTTTACCCAGATTGCCGCGGCCATAAGCGCAGGCCCTCTTTTCCTGATCAACTTCTCCGATACATCCATTGCAGGAGGACTAGCAGAGGCAGGGCTTGAGATTGGGACCCTCTTCAGTGAAGGTCTTGTATCTGGGTCGGATGCTATCGCCCCCTTCGACCCTGTCTACGGTGTCGTCATCGTAACCAAAGACCCGGCAGCCTTCGCTGCGCTCGGCGCAGTTCTCAAAATAGTGTAGGGCAAGTAGACTCTTCGAGTGAGGAGAACTTCCAGATGACCGATCTCTACATCGACCCGACGTTGGACTTCGAGAAGACGGGGTCAGAGGTCGCACTACCTGAGGACCCGAATGCGTGGCCGAATGAAATCCTGCAAGAGCTTTTTAAGCAGGTGCCATACATCAGTGATTTTGAACCTCATGTTGTGATGGATCGTGTCGATGCTGAGCGCGGCTATGCCTTCGGCCACGTCGAGGTGATGAATAAAACCGAGATCCAGCGTGGCACTGATGAGCAGTCCATGGCTGCCGCCGGCGTGAAGCAGGTCCGGATTCCCATCGTCGTGAACAACCGGAAGCTCCAGCCCTTTGACGTGCTGGTCACCGAGAACTCTAAGGTCATACCACTCACCGAGATGCGGCTCCGCTCGGCGGTGTTCCGCCCGCAGGCGTTCGACGTCACATCGATGACGCCGGGTGACACGTCGATGATTGGGCAGCTCTACCCGCCGTACCGGCAGAACTATGGCTTCGGTGGTGGTGGAGCCACGATGTCCGTCGGCATGGGCAAGCAGGGTGAGGCTACGAAGGAAGCTCTTGGTCCGATGCTCGCCGGCGCTGTGAAGAAGTCCACCGACCCGGCTCAGCTCGCAAACATCTCTCGGCTCACAACGTCTATCGCGGCCAAGAAACTCCCTCAAGGTGGAGCGACGGCGGAGGCTGGGAAGAAGTATATGACCGTGGGGAACTTCGCAGCCAACAAGGCAACGAAGTTGAGCCACGTCTCTATCCTCGCCGACATCCTCCCCACCATCGAGCCGGAGACATACACGGCATTCTTTTCCCGTCTCGGGGATGACAGGCTTCAGGCAGCCTTCGTGAAGAATGCGGCGGGTACGCACGAGGCTCTTTCCATTCTCTCGAAGTACGAACCGATCGATGACGTGAAGGTGGCTGCGGAGATGCTCGGCAACATGCCGGCGACCGTGGCGCAGGTCACCAAGCTCGCGACGGGCTACCTCGTGAAGTCGGCCAACCACCACTTCTGGACTCCCACGATCCACCACTATGATCGCGGCCAGGTGGTGAAGTCCTTTGGCGTGAAGGTCGCCATGGATGCTGATACAAACGGTTCCGTCACCATGGCAGAAGGTGCTCAGTCCGAAGCAGACATGCCCGAGGAGGACAAGCCGGAGATCATCAAGGACTTCGGCATGTACAAGGTCCAGGACGACAAGGGCCGAGAGCTTGTGGGGTACGTCTTCCCGAACCTCATCGACATCGACGGCAAAGCCATGCCGATCTCCCTCTTCACCAACGGTTCACAGTCTGCTGTCCAGGGGGAGATCGTGGGTGTCCGCGCTGGCGAAGGAAACTCCATTCCAGAGGGTGAGCCCCAGGGCCATGGGTGCTTCTTCCAGGTGCTCCCGAACGGCAAGGCTCAAGCTACCATTCCCATGACCATTACTTCCCACCTCGACAGCGGGGATGGGAATGGCGCGGCCATTCAGGCGGAGACCTTTGATGGGCGGGCGGTCTCGGTCAGCATCCAGCCGAACATCATGGCCCCAGTCGCAGGCGATAGCGGGGACTTCATTGTGCCCGAGACGATGCGCTGGCTCCCCCTCGAGGCTTCGGATGAGGTTGTCCTCACCGGAGATGCAGAGACCGCTGAGAAGACGGCTCACCCCTCGAGGCCGCTCGTCACTGTGACCATACGTTCCGGAGGGGAGGATAGCTACTCCATGAGTGGGCACGCCCTGGAGAAGCTCGGCTACGACGAGAAGAGCTTCCTCAACTTCGATGACACTGTCTTCCTCCTCGCTGGCTTGGGTGTCGCCCCAGAGTACGCGATGAAGAAGATGGCGCAGGCATGGGGCCATTCAGTGCCTACCGAGGTCCGCATCTGCCGTGCCATCACCCCTGCGAGCGAGCAGATCCAGGGAGCTGAGAAGAAAGCCAGTGGTCTGCGTGAGCTGGTCCATGAGCTCCGAGTCGACCTACTCAAGGAGGCTGCGGCAGTTCCGGACCCGGTGGCCGTCGACACCATCCTCTCCCTCGGGTTCATCAACCCAGAGAACCTGGGTACCTTCGTCGGTTATATTCCGCTGATCGACGAAGCACAGAGCCGGATGTGCGAGCTTCTGGTAGCCTCACGTCTTGGACTCCGTGACATTCCGACGTCGGCGCTCGAGAAGGCGATCCGTTCGACGGAAGAGGTCCTCGAGGGCCTTAAAACCCTCGCTTTCACAAAAAACTAGGGCTAGGAGAAAGACCTCCTAGGTCTTTCTTTTCGGCAACTAGAACTACAGTTGTTGCTTCTCTGATGATTCGCCACAGCCCCTGCGAATTCTACCTGAAGTTTTTGATAACCCATCCCGATGGGTTTTCGAACGACGCCATCAAGGAGCGTCTGTTCGAGCTCGGGCTCGATGACCTTGGGGGTTACTACATAGAGAAGCTACGGAAGAAGAGCCGTCCACCAACGCCGTTCTACCCGGAGGATAGGTACCACTCCAAGTCCCAGCGCTTCCTCATAAAGGAGGGAATCCAGGACTTGTTCTTCCCGGACAATGACACCGATATTGCCTTTCGGATGCTCGACAAGCCGAGGATCAAAGAGTTCGTCGAGTCGATGTTGATTGCGTACGCCCCTGATGCAGCCATCGCCTACTCCCTCACCACCTACCGACGGTTCACTGCCACCCCTCGTGCGATAGAAATCTACAAGAAGTACTTCTGGAACATCGACCTGCTCGATAGCGTTCAGGTGCGAGCGTTGATCCAGTTGCGCGCGGCTTCCGCAGGTCTACATGCGGATGACGACATCAAGAGGCAGGCTGAGCCGCTCAAGCGGGCATCCTGGAACGACCCTCGTAGGTCGGCGGCCGAGCTCCCACACTCACCGCTTTCCGCCGTGATGGCACAGATGCGGATGGGCATCATGCCGCAGCAGATGGAGTTCCCCAAAGTTCTCATGGCGGCCCGTGACATGGCGATGATGACCGTGTACGAAGCCCTGTGCATGAACGGGATGCAAGATCATTTGAAGGTTCGGAACTTGTCCGATAGCGTGCGCAGTATGAATGAGGTCCTTGAATCGGTTATCCGACCGGACATGGACATGAGGGAGCAGCTCTCGAAGATCGCGCTCAGAACGAACTCCGAGAAGGTGCCCCACATTCATAAGCTGAGCCAGGGCAGGCACACCGTAGACCTTCAGCCGAAAGTAGAGGATACAGATGTCGCAGATGAGCCAGCGGGACCTGAAGGACGAGCAGACGGCGATCCAGCTTCTGGGGAGCGAGATGGACTACCAGATGGGGGAACTCCCCCTGAAGTTCCGCACGGTAAGTGAGTACACGACCTTCTTTTGTGAGTACACATTCAAGGACGGGGACATCCACTTCCACTTCTTCTTGACGCCGGAGACGGAGAAGCTCGGGGCGCAGTTCTGGAAGCTCTTGTTCGCGCAGGTCCTCGACACCACTGCGCGTAACCACTTCGAGGCGGACTACCCGAGGCTCCAGGCAAGCTTCGTCGAGAAGGTTCTTCGCCACGGCACCAGGCTCGACCCTGAGAGAGATCAGTCGGAGGATTCTTGGTGGCTCATCGCCCAGGAGTTCGAAGGTGTGCCCGACCCGGTAGCCCTGGTGACTTCCTTCCTCGCGAAGCTGGATCAGGCTCTCGACAGTGTGATCCGTACCTGAGAAGTACTTACCTTAGCGCTGGCTTTCCACCCCAGCTCTCGTAGGTACTCCTTGATGTATTCGGCGACGGCTTTTCGGGCGTCCGGGGGGATGGCAGCGCGAAGTGTGGCGATGGCCTCATACCCCTTACCTTTGGGGTTGAGTTCCCCGCCTGGTACCCAGTGATCACCCGCTCTTTGAAGTGAGTCGAAGAGCTGGGTGAGGACGGCCTCTGCTTCCATTGTGGCCTTGGGGTCGCTTGCCATGTAGTATCACCTCAATGAGTGCGACTGCTCATGCTGCTGACCCGGTAATAGATGTACCGGATGAAGAGTTCGAGGAAGAGGAGCTAGTCGAAGACTACGCGACTTGGTGCCCTGAGCCTGCCGTTATCTACGACCTGGATGCTTTCCGCCGGCGTAAGAAGCTCATCAACATTCCCTCGGTTCTGCCTTCGCAGTTCACCGAGTTCGCTTTTCGGATGCCGAACCCGGAGTCCGGGTCCCCGAATGAGCCCCAGTACATACCATTCTCCTTCGATGGGCGTCGGCATATGCGGCAGCCCTACGACACCCCTGCTCGCCGTATCCTGCTCTTCTGTGCTCGGCAGGTAGAGAAGTCTACCCTCCTCGGCAACAAGGCCATCACCTACTCCTGCTTGGTGGATGGCTACCGTACGCTCTACGTTTCCCCCTCGGCGACGCAGACCAAGACCTTCAGCCACGACCGTATCAAGGAGCCGCTCGAGACCAGCACCATCTTGAAGGCGTTCACCACAACGGCCCTTCAGCAGAACGTCTTCGAGAAACAGTTCGTCAACCGTTCGAAGATCACGCTGCGCTACGCCTTTCTCAACGCCGATCGAACTCGAGGTATCCCGGCGTGGGGTCTCATGGTCGACGAGCTTCAGGACATCCTTGGAGACAATGTCCCGATCATCGAACAGTGCCTCAGCCACGCACCGGAGAAGTGGAAGAGGTACATCTACTCGGGCACACCCAAGTCACTCGACAATGTTCTCGAGTACTACCGCGGCCACTTGTCGACGCAGGGGGAGTGGGTAGTTCCCTGCGATGCGCATGCTGGAGATGGAGGTCGGTACTGGAACGTCCTCGCTGAGAAGAACATTGGGCTTAAGAGCCTGATCTGCGAGAAGTGTGGGAAGGAGATCAACCCTCAACATCCGGACGCCCAATGGGCGAACATGGTGAGGGAGGCTGACTTCGAGAGCTATCGCATCCCGCAGCTCATGGTCCCGTGGAGGTCGTGGAAGGAAATTCTCCTCGACTACAAGCGCTACCCACGTGACAAGTTTTACAATGAGGTCCTTGGGATCTCTTTCGACTCTGGCCTTCGGCCGCTCACCACCGCTCAGCTCCAGGAGTGCTGCCACCCAAAGGTGACGATGCATCCGGACATGCTGGCGAAGTACCGCGCTTTAGCCTATGGGCAGCCGGTCTATGCGGGTCTCGACTGGGGTACAGGAGAGCACTCTTTCACGATGCTCTCTCTTGGGATGTACGTTGGCTTGAAGTTCCGCATCTTCTACATCCACCGCTTCGAGGGTGAAGAAACAGATCCCGTCGTGCAGCTCGACAAGATCTGCGCAATGCTTCGCGAGTACAACGTGAAGATCATAGGGGCTGATTATGGTGGAGGCTTCCACTCGAACGATCGCCTCATTCGAGAGTTCGGTACTCAGCGCGTGCAGAAGTATCAGTACATGGCGCGCTGCAAGAAGAAGGTCGAGTGGGAGCCTCGTCTCCGTCGGTGGAAGGTGTTCCGCACTGAGGTGATGAGCGACGTCTTCAATGCCATCAAGCGGAATCAGGTCGAGTTCCCCCGTTGGGAGGAATTCCGAGAGCCCTTTGCTCAGGACATGTTGAACATCTTCAGTGAGTACAACCAGACGCTCCGCATGATCCAATACAGCCACGGAGTGGACAAGCCGGATGATGCTCTCCACTCAGTGCTCTACTGCCTGCTCGCCTCGATGATAATCCAGCCTCGGCCGGACATCATCAGCCCGAACCGAGAGGAGCCGAACCGTGGCCCGCTGTGGTCCAGTTATTCTGGCCCCACATATCAGGGCTAGTGCGGGAATAGAACGTTGATGATGTCATCGGTGACGTGCCTGCCGATGAACGCCCTGTTCGCTTCTTCCTTGCCGTACTTTAGACGCGCTTGGAAGTAAGCGACGGGGCGTAGATGTCGTAGTGCCGCCGTTACATAGCCGTAGGCTGCTGCCAGTTCCCGGTCATGGAGGAAATACCTACTCGGGGCATTCTTTACGAGGAGGTTGGCGAGTTGAAGATACCTATCCCAAGGCTCATCATCACAAGTGAATCTCTCAACGAGGTCGAGGTATTCCTCGGTGATCCCATGTA